CGGGACCAGCGGCATTACAGTATCTGGCAATATCAAAGGTACAGGTGAATTACACGTTGATATTGAACGATGGACAATTGATTTAATGACATCATTATCAACAACTATATACGCATCAGAATCGTTATCAATAACTCTAGTAGAAGATATAGTAAATTCACCAACAACAACATTTACACTTAATAACGTTGCTTATACGCTAGGCGACCCAATTGTAAGTGGTGATGAAATTGGAATAATCGTTTCAATTCCCTCTGTAATTAAATTAAAAATAGAAAAGTAATATAATGGGTGATAAATATTTTAAAGCACGAAAAGAGTTTGAGTGGAAACGTAATCCACAATGGCCATCTATACCTGTGGATGATGATAATAATAATAAAATATATATGATATATGCCGTGATTGAAGATAATCCAAATCAGCTAGGTGTGACTGTTCGTGAAGATTCAATTATAAATTGGGGTGATGGCGCTTCAACTACACAGACAATTTCATCATTTACAACTATACATCATACGTATAATTATGCTACTGTTGTTGCACCTATACTTCAATTACCAGATGGTCGCAATTATAAACCTGTATTATTTGAAGGTATTATAGAACCAAGTTATTATTTCTACCTGGGTGATATCGCACCAGGATTTGATGGTACGAATAACGTACTGGAGTGTGTCAGTTATCTAGGTGATGGTGTGTCTGTAACTGGTAGTGACTCATCGAGGTTACTTTTTGGAAATAATTCTTTTCCTGTTTTGATGGAGCACGTTAAAATAAAAAGCCCGAATGATGATAATGTCGGAGATATGTTTAGATATGCGAAAAGTATTAAAAAAATGGAATTACCGACCAACTTCTTTCATTCAGGTTTAACTTCTATTGGTCTATTTGGTCGTTCGGCAAGTTTCAATGGTCATAATTTTGGAAACATAAATATTAGTGATGATGCATCTTCCTTTTTTAGCTATGCTGATAGTTTTATTATTGGTGATATTGTGTTTGGCGCAGCAACTACGACTATTAATTCTATGTGTATACATAGCAACAATTATGCGTTTGGTGGTGTCAGCGGTCCAAACGTGAACAATGCAACATATGCGTTTGGCGGTACTGTTAATAATGGCGCTAACTCAATAGGATTAATTGATTTACCAGCTTTAACAAATTCATCGAATATGTTTAGACGTTCACAAATGCCTGAGGTTGAGTTTGTTAATTGTGCAAATATAACCGACGCTGATGATATGTTTAGGGACTGTTTTTCAATTCAAAAAATAATAATGCCAGGACTGACACGAGGTGTCTCTGTTCAAAATAATTTACTTACTGAAGCAGCTATAAACGCTTTTTTTACGAGTTTAGGGACTGCAAGTGGTAGTCAAACGATTAATGTTTCAAATAATCCTGGCGCAGCAACTTGCGACACAACAATAGCAACTGGTAAAGGTTTTACGGTAATAACATAAAAATAAAAAATATGTTTTATAAAAAATATAATAGCGGTTGGCATAAGGGGAAAAATATATTTTTACCAAGTGGGAAAGTTTTAACAGTAGATAATAAGGAAAGTATTGACGGTTGGGAGTGGTCTGAAACACCTCCAAAAGAATACCTTAATTGGAAAAGTGAGCAAGAATTAAACGATGGTTTAGGGGATGACTTTTTTGATAGTATCTTATAATCTACAAAATTATTAAAAGATGGACATAAATCAAGATTTAAACAGACTAATGGTTGCATACCTAAAGAGAAAAGGTTATTATAAGACTGGTTCTTTGGCACGTTCTATATCTTTTGACGCAAAGATTGCTTCTTCTGGAGAGTTGGACCTTGGATTCAAGGCAAATGACTATATTCTATTCCTGGAGGATGGCAAACTTGTCGATGGATTCTTTGAGCAAGAAGATGTGAAAGCTATAATAGCAGATTTTATCGTGGCAAACTTGTTTACATCTTAAGAGCTGTCTTCACACTAAGCATATTGAACAGAAATACAACGCCAATCTCAAGGTAGTCTTCTAATTTTAGAAAATCACCACCAGAAATTGAGATAAGCATTCTCTGCCAACCAAATTCAGCAAGCTTTTCTTCTTCAGCTTCAATCTTTTTAAGCTCTTCAAGCTCTTCTTCAGACATTTCTTCTGGATTGTAGTCGTCTTCTATATCCCCTTCAAACAAACTCTTGTATGTTTTAATGAAACTTTCTCTCCATTCCTTATAGGAGTTTATTGCCCCGTATATTTCTGTTAGTTTGCCGTTGTTTCTAAAGAACTCAGACCGTGCGTTGAAATCAATCGCACCATATGGCTCCAGAATAATCTCTCCCCAATCACCAGACTTATATTTTCTAAATAATATTGTAGCAATCTTGTCGATGCTCTTGTTCTCTCCTTCCTTGATATAGAATTCAAGGTCAATGAACTCACCGAACTTCAATTTGTTGAAGTCAATCAACATAAAATCATCATCAATAATCTTATTGTAGACTGTATTACTTGGTTTTGTGGAAAGGAACTTCAAGTCAGTAACCAATTTATTCATATCACGAATGTCCATATCATCCCACAGGTCATCATCTGCTGATGTGTCTGTTAAAATGGATAGACGTTCAAGTTGAACTGCTGAAACACTCTCAAATTGTTCCAAGTCTATGCTATCAAGCTCTATGAATTGGTCAATGTAAACTTCGTCCCAATTCTTTGGGATGCTTACCTTACTCTTCATTCTTATATGATTCAAGATTATCAATCATCTGCTTGGAGAATGATGCGATGAATGGAAGTGCTACTTTATACTGAACGTTTTCCCTGATTAGTTTTGCTTTGTGTTTAATGTGAGCGTCATCTTGGTGTTCTGTCTTTGTAAGCTCAACATCTTTGAAGATGATGGCCATAACTTCACCAATAAAGTGTGATGGATTCTTCTTAACTGCAGCTTCAATCATCTTCATATCCTTCACTGAGAAGAAGAATTCTTCATCAAACGATTGATATGTCCTTCCACCTATTTCAAGAAACTGAGTAAATTCACCAACTGGCATCTCCACGTCCTTGAATTCTTTTATTATCTTGAGGAACGAGAAACCATCCAGTCCGTCAAGAATATCTCCATCAACGCCAAGCAAAACAAATGCCTGGAAGAACCTGTCAATTTCATCAACAGATGGGTCATTTAATACAGCAGCAAGATTTTCGTAATCTTTAATAATAAGCTCCTCAGCGTTTGTGAAGGAGAACTCTTCGTCTTTAATTCTAAACTTTAACATAAGTATTTTTATTATACTGTTTTTGCAGAACAAAACCAATTACAAGAAGCTGTTTTTGCAGAACAAAACCAATTACAAGAAGCTGTTTTTGCCATTCTATTTTGGTCATTATTTTTTCCAAATACAGTATAAGAAAAAGAATGGCACAAAAACCAAAATATAAACCTACAGTTGATGACAAGTATTCTGATGGAGAAGAACTCGGATGGAGGGTTACGGACCTCACTTCAAAGCCAGCTATTATAATCAAGGGTAATGCATTTGCTGCTCAAGATAGGCCAAAAGAAATGTTTTTTGCTGATAAATTAAAGTACAGAATAGCTGCTCCAATAATTATTCCGACCGAGATATACCGAAATGACCAAGATGGCGAATATTACGTTGAGTTTACTGAGAAGATTATTGAAGAGATTCACAAGAAAAAGATGAAGAACCTTCTTGAGCACGATAATGGAGAAATAGCTCCAGCTTACCTATTGGAAGTATGGATTGTTGATAATCCAGAGAAGGATAGAAGTTTTTCAAAGTTCGGAGTTAAGGTTCCAAAAGGAACTTTGTTCGGAGTTGTACAAATTACAGATAAAGAATATTACAATGAACTTGTTGCCAATGAGCAGATAGGATTTAGTATTGAAGTATTTCTGGGCTTAAGCTTGGAAGATATAGAAAACAAATATAAGAAAAAGAATGGCTCAAAAACCAAAATATAAAGTTACAATTGATGACGAGTATTCTGATGGAGAAGATTTAGGATGGTCACGTACGGCCTTTACTTCAAAGCCAGCTATTGTAATCAAGGGAAATGCATTTGCTGCTCAAGATAGACCAAAAGAAATGTTCTTTGCTGATAAGGTGAAGTACAGAATTGCTGCTCCTCTTATGATTCCAATGGAAATTTACAGGAATGATGAAATGGGTGAGTACTACGTTGAGTTTACTGAGAAGAATATTGAAGATATTCACAAGAAGAAGATGAAAACCCTTTCTACAAACAAAGGATTATTCAATCTTGAGCACGATAATGGAGAAATAGTTCCAGCTTACCTATTAGAGGTATGGATTGTTGATAATCCAGAGAAGGATAGAAGCTTTTCAACGTTCGGAGTTAAGGTTCCAAAGGGAACTTTGTTCGGAGTTGCACAAATTACAGATAAAGAATATTACAATGAACTTGTTGCCAATGAGCAGACAGGATTTAGTATTGAAGGATTTCTAGGCTTAAGCTTGGAAGATATAGAAAACAAATATAATAAAAATAAAGACACAAAGATGGCTGAAAATGTATTACCAGAAGGTGCTAAGTTCCAAATTGAGGACAAATGGTACGAAGTTAAAGACGGAAAAGTAGTTGAAGTTGTAGAGGCAGAAAAAGAAGTTGCCGCTGCAGAAGATGCTCCCGCTGAAGACGAGAAAGAAAAAGAAGTTGAGATGGCTGAAGAAGTTGTTGAAGATAAAAAAGAAGAAGAAGTCGCTATGGCTGAAGAAGTTGTAGAAGAAGAAGTTGTGATGGCTGATGAGGTTGCTGCTGCTGATTCTTATTCTAAAGAAGAGGTTGACGCTAAGTTTGACGAAATCTACAAGATGCTTGCAGATATTAAGAACGAAGAAGTAATCGAAGATGAAGCAATTGCAGAAGTTGCAATGAACGCTCATGACAGATTTGCTGCATTCACAGCTTTTTCTAAAAGAAAATAATCAAAAAAATAATTACTAACAGTATAAATAAAAACCAATAAATTATGAATCGTGAATTAAAATTCGACCTTTCTGTAGAGACAAACGCACTTTTGTGCCCAAACCCACAGGAATTCTACTCAAAAGCATATATTACACCAGACGTTGTTGATAACTTCAGAACGCTTCCAGGAATTAAGTCTGCAACTAAGCTTGCAAACGTGCTTTTTACAAACACATTAACAGCTTCAACTTGTAACTTCAGTACAACTAACGAGCAATTAGACGCAACTGACATTGACGTATGCGCAGTTTCAGCTCTTGGAGAAATCTGTAGATTTGATATTGAACAATCATTCCTTTCTATGCAAATGGCTGCAGGTTCAAACGGTTCTTTCGAAGTAGCAAGCTTTATGAGTTACTACTGGGATGAAATGTCTAAGGAGATTGAATCAGAGGTCGAGCAAATCAGATGGAGAGGTGAATCAACAGGTTCAACTAACACTTTCCTTGACCTTTGCGATGGTTACGAAGTAAAACTTGATGCTAACACTTCAGTTATTGATGTAGCTGCTACAGCTGTAACTGTTTCAAGCGTTCTTTTTGAGATGACGAGAGTTGTTAACGCATTGCCAGCTGTACTTAAAGCTAAAAGAGGTGACTTGAGATTCTTCGTTTCTCCATCAATCGCTTTAAACTTTGAAATCGCTGCTGCACAAGGTAACACAATGTCTTTCATTACTCAATCACTTGGTCTTTCTTTCTTAGGAATTAAAGTTGTAGTTGCTGAAGGTATGTCTGACGGTAAAATGGTTCTTACAAACAAGAGCAACCTTGTTTATGCATTCGATGCTGAAGGAGATTCTAAAGCCCTTAAAGCTGTGAACCTTGAAGATTCAATCGCTGAGCCAAAACTTAGAACAAGAGCAAATCTTAAAATTGGTTTCCACTTAGTAAACCCAGATGAGATTGTTTATTACTCTTAATCAAGTAATTAAATAACAAAACAACGAAAGGCTGCTGCGAATGTAGCAGCCTTTTTTTATAAATAAATTAAAAAGAAAATAAAATGGCTTGTAACACACTTAAAAGTATAGCAACATCTTGCGACAACAACTCTGGTGGTATTTATACTGCATATATAATAGACCAAGATTCTATTTCTGCTACAACTGTTAACGCAACAGCTCACACAGTAACTGCAATCACATTGGACGCTGATACTTACTCTACTTTTGAATTCAAAAGAAACGTAGGTAACGCTGTAACTACTCCTACAATCGACCTTATTAATGGGTCAACTTATTACTCTTCTACAATTAGTCTTGTACTTCACAGAAGAGAAGCTTCAAAATCTTATGCTCTTCAAATTCTTGGAGAAGGACAAAGATATTTGAATATAATCATCAAAGACGCAAACGGACTTTACTGGATGTACGATTACAGCCAGTTGAACGGTGGTGATGAAGACACAGGAAGCGCCAGAGCTGATGGTTCCAAATATACCGTGACATTCTTGTCCGATATGGCAAACAGACCATACCTTGTTGACTCAAGTATAATCGAAGGGATTCTTTAAGATACCCTTTCTTTAACATAAGAAGAAAAAGCCATCCGTCCTGGGTGGCTTTTTTGTTAATAATCATTTATGTTATTGAAAAACAGTAAGAGAAACGGTGATGCATATCTATATGCATCAATAAATAAAATATAAATAGATGAGCATTTATCTTAAAAAAGATTTTACAAATAGAGTTGTTCTCACTTTAAATGAGGCATCAAACTTGAGTGCTCCTAATTATCTTTTTGTTTTTGAAAACAAGTACAATACAAGCTCTGTACCTGTATATTTTACGACAGATGACCTATCTAACTCAACTTGCAGATATAATCTATTTGAGATAATAGAAAACGTATCTGGAAGCACTACAGGTGGAACATCAGTTACAATTTCAATGATGCCAGGGCAGTATACATACAATGTATATGAATCAACAGCATCAACGTTATCTATTTCAGCTACAACTGGAGCAATAATTCAGACAGGAATGATGACCGTTGATGATACAAGCACAACAGACACATACATTGATGAGGTTATCCCTTCACAAAACAATAACTCACCTTCAATTTACGATTAAACTATGAAAATATTTGGATTTAATTTAGGAAAATCAAAAGAGGCACCAGCTTCTTCTCCAGAACAACAAGGTTACTACAACTTCTCAAGCCCATTTGCTAAAGTCGGCAAAGGAAACTTGGCTATGCCTTACATTTCACCTACCTATACAGGAGCTGGTGGATACGTTCGTTATGGAGAGGACAATCTTTTCCCAAACCTTCTTAGACAATTGAAGCATACGAGTCCATTACACGGCTCTATTATGCGTTTCATCAACAACGCAACCATTGGTGGTGGATATGATTACATTGATGGGCCTGAGAATGGACCAGAGAAAGTAAAGCTTTACCAGTTCTCTACAAAAGTTGGATTGGATGATAAGTTTCTTTTCAAGATTACGCAAGACGCACTTATGTTTGAATCAATCAACTTGCTTATCGAGAATGATGAGTATGGAGTTGGTAAATCAGTTAAAAGAATCCCAATGGATGAACTTCGTTGGAATGAAGCTGAGAACAAGTTCGTATATAATAAGGACTTTACCCGTTCGGTAAATGGTCTTAATTATGATAAGTATTGCTACAATAAGCCAAATCACAAGGGAATTCTTTCTTTCAGATTTGATGATGGAGATTTGGTATACCCAGTTCCTAATTATTGTTCTGCAAATAACTGGATTTTCCTTGACGGAGAGAGCTCTTACTTGCACAAGTCAAACATATTAAACTCTGTATTCGCTTCAACTGTCTTTAAGTTTCCTAAGAAGCCAGCAAGTGATGAGGAAGCTCTTGAATACAGGAGAACAATCGAAAGCGCAAAGGGTGCAGCAGAAGCTGGACGTTCAATTGCGTTCTTTGAAAACGGAGTGGACCAACTTCCAATCATCGAGACGTTGCCAACGAGCAACAATGATAAGTTATTCCTTCAAACTGACGAAAGAACAGATGCAAAAATCTGTCAAGCCTGGAGCATCGACCCAATGCTTATGGGAATTCGTGTATCAGGTAAGCTTGGAAGCGGCTCAGACATCCAACAGTCATACACAATCTTTGAAAAGAATGTGATTATGCCATTGAGAAAAGAAATTGAAGGGATTATGAATGAGCTTATGGATATATTTTCTGTAAAAGGTAACTTCGAAATCAACAACTACCAAATCATCAACAATGAAATCATTGACAAAACTGATATTAACCCACAAAAACCTTTATAATTATGATATACTTTGTAACAGAGAGTTATTTAACAATTTCAACTCCAATCACAGCCAACGTAGATGCAACTGATGTGACTCCGTGGGTCCGTGTGTCTGCAGAGAATTGGGTAAGAAAGATTATTGGAACATATTTCTTCAATGACCTTTTGACAAAGTACAATGCGCAGACTCTATCAGCAGATGAAATCACAATCGTTGAGCTTATGAAGCCAGCAATTGCGTGGAGAGCTGCGAGTGATGCTGCTTTTGGCTTATCATTTCAATTGAAGAATAAAGGAATCCAAACTCAACGAGGAGACTACTCTGATGCTGCTGTACTTAATGAAGTTCAATTCACGATGCAACACTATGCTGACAAGGCTGGAATATATGAAGGAGCAATCTACGACTACCTCGCAAAGAGAGAGTATTCTGATTTGTATGCGTCTTATAATTCCGCTTCAAATGATGATTCATTGGCAAAAAAATCAAGAGGAAATGGGTATAACAAAAGTATAATGGTAATTTAATTATCATGACTCAATTATCAATCTTGTTTGAATCCATTAAGCAACACATAGGTCCTCTTATTGGCTCTGCACTTATTTTGATTTCGCCTATAAAATACATTATGATTTTGGTTGGATTCTTCATTGTGCTTGATACTTTTTTTGGAATACATTCTGCAAAGAAAACTAAGCAGAAGATTACTTCAAGGAAATTATCTCGTTTTATTGGCAAGATGCTTGCGTATCAGCTTGTAATAATATCTGCGTATGCAATTGGCCAATTACTTTTAACTGATTTCTTATTTGCTATCTTTGGGGTTAAGATGATGGTGACAAAGATTGCTGCAATTATGCTGATTGGAAACGAAATATTCTCAATTGATGAGAAATTGAAATCAGTTAATAAAGGAAATGGTATTTGGTTTTACTTCAAAAGAATGATTGGAGCTGTAAAAGATGTAAAGAAAGAATTTGCAGATGCAGATATTGAATCAGATGACTTCAAAATTAAATAATTATGCCATTAAATATTATACTTGAAAATGGACACGGTGGGATGATTAAAGGTGTTTACCAGACGGCTGGAAAGCGCTCACCTGTATGGCCAGATGGTAGACAACTCTTTGAAGGTGTGTTCAACCGAAATATTGTAAACAAGCTTCACAAGCTTTGTGAGTTCCACGCAATTGATTCAACCATCTTAGTGCCAGAGCAGACTGATATAAGTCTCGCAGAACGATGCAAAAGGGCAAATAAGATATATTCAACAAGAAAGGATTCAATCTTGATTTCAATTCATGCTGATGCGTTTAATCTTGAGTCTGCGAATGGACATACGTTTTTCACAAGTCCTGGCCAAACCAAGTCTGATAAGATTGCTGAGACTCTTCAGAGAGAGTATGCTAATAGCTTACCAGAGATTCGTCAAAGAGTTGATATGAGAGATGGTGACCACGACAAGGAGGCAAACTTCTATATGTTAACACAAACAAACTGTCCAGCAGTGTTGATTGAGACAGGATTTATGACAAACAAATCTGATTGTGAATTCTTGTTTGAAGAAGACAGGATTGTTGAAGCGCTATTTAATGGCATTCTTGCTCTTCGTGACGAATTAAACAAGAACTAAAATGGGGATGGATGGATAGATTCGCTGCTATGCAGAAGAAGACTTGAGCTCGTTTGGATTATCACAATATTTCCTCATCATCATATATATATACAACTACTCCACAAAGTAATATCACTACTATTATAAATGCTATACTCATAATTTATTAATTTTTATTGATTGTTTCTTTATTATATATAGTCAAAGATATTGAATCAGATGACTTCAAAATTAAATAATTATGCCATTAAAGCATTTCTATAAAACTTCTTCCAATTAAAATGTCATCAAAGTCATCTTGGAAAATTTCATACTTACCACTTGCTAATTCAATAATTTGATTAACTGAAAGTTTTGACATACCAACTTCAATAAACTTTTTTTTCCTATCTAATGGACAACCTTCAGCTGCTTCTTGTATAAGTAATTCTAAATTAATCACTTCCTCTTTTCCTTCAAATACTAATTTGTTCATTTCGCTTTTTGTTTAAATGTTTGTTTCTTTATTATATATAGTCAAAGATATTGAAAAGCCGTGGTTCCACCAAAATTATTTTCAACTATTCGACCAACAGCTGTTTTTCTTCGACCAATTTAACCAATAAATATCTTTGAATATGCTTGGCCGATGATTGCTGCAATGATAGCTGCGAATATATCTCCAGTTCCAATAAGCACAAACCAGAAGTTCATACATTTAAAACACCCAGAGACGATGAATAATGAGTCGATGATATATCTTGCCACTTTATTCTTAAAGTGCTTCTCAAGCCACGGGAAGAGCTTGAGGAACGCTTCTTGAATTGGGTCCATCTGTGTGATGAGCCAAGATATTAGTATTAGTTTTGCTATTAAAATCATCAACAGTGTTTTTTTATTATTTCTTGAATCATATCTCCAATCAATGTAGCCAAACTTTCTTCTTCAGTTATATACTCCTTCAATATCTTCCCATCAAGCTCTTTGCTTTCTTCGTATGTTAGTGGTGTCATTGTTAATGTACAGCTCATATCTTTGTCCATTGTTCCCATACGAACTCATTGCACCACTCGCACTTATGAGTTTTCGCCAGTTCATCACGAATACTATTTCTCTTTTCTACAGCCCCTTCAATGAAATTATGGAACTGGACCTGGATGATTTCTATTTTCTTAACAAAACCAGTTTCAATCATTCTATCTAACAGCTCATAATCAGCTCCTTCAATGTTAATCTTCATCAGGTCAATGTCACCAACTAAAGAGTTATTATCAAGAAGATAATCATATCTCTTTGCTTCTACATTATCTTTTAACCATCTTGCGTGTTCTTTTAAATCCATCTTATTTTTTTTGTTTGATGCTGGAGCCGCACTCCAACATTGTTTTTTACTCCATACCAGCTACTCCATAGCCAGCTTCTTTAGACACTTCGTAAAGTGAAGTGATTAGCTTCGCCTCTGTCGGTGTTGCCTTTCTTAGCTTTGCCTCGCTTGCTTTATAATGTAATCTTCAAACCCAATATTGAAACAATAGAGTCTATATATTCTAGTTCCATATCTCTAGCTTCAGATGCTGCTTCATAGTGTCGGTCACGGACTGCAATTCTTTTATCTTCTCTGATTGAATCAAGTCCATCTTTTACTTTCTCTATTGCTAATTTTCCTTCTGCAATTTTTTGTTTTCTAAATTTACTCATAATTCTTGTTTTTTGTTGAGGTTCTTTTAGCTTTGCCTCGCTTGCTTTATTGATTCCATTTGCATTTGCATTCATCACCTCCACTTTTAAAGTGGACACTTTTGCAATTATCTATTTTCACAATAGTATCTCCTTCATAATGTGCAGTACCTCCAGTAATCCAATATGTAATTCCATCTCTTTTAATTATTAGTGGAAGTATCTCTGTTATTTCGTATGTTCCTTTCATATCTTTCTTATTTTTTTAAATCTATCTGTTTATGTTGTTTTGCAGTGCGTAATCCCATCCTTTTGTCTGGATGCAATTTGCTAATTCTTGTTCGTTCATAATTGTGTTTCTTATAAATAGTGTGAAAAAATAAAAACCAGGATGGCTAAAACTTTTGAGGAGAAGCGATTCGAACCTCATAAAACACCATCCTGGCTTAATAACTATTTCCCATAATTAAGCTCCAAGATTAACTCTCGTTATATTAGAAGTAACCTGGACCACTTCTCTATCTTTATCTTTATTTTTTGGCGCAAATGAATCTATAATATCTGTAATGTATACCTTCTCATTGTTCTTTCCGAACTTGTGCATTGTAAACCTAATGGTGTTCCCAATGACAGCAATCATTTCTTGCTTCTGGCTTATCTCATAAAATGCTGAACCACTCTTAAAGTGAATCTTAAATATTCTAAGGCCAAATGATGAGGTGTGGATGTGGTCAATCTTCAAAATCTTTCCTTTATAGACACGCTCGAATATTATTTTATTTTCCATCGCTTTTTGTTTTTTGCGAAACAGCTTCGTTGCTGTCTCTATTAATATATATGTAAAAATATTGAAAAGCCGTGGATTAACCAAAAACTTTAACAAAAAATTAACAATTTTTAAATCTTTCTGGAATCGAGGTCAAGTTGCTAAAGTACAAATCTTTTCCAACTATTGGATTAAACCCCTCTGGAATCGAAGTCAGTCTGCTCAAGTACAAACTTCCTCCAACGGTTGGGCTAAATCCCTCTGGAATCGAAGTCAAACTACTTAAGTGCAAATCTCTTCCAACCGTTGGGCTAAATCCCTCTGGAATCGAAGTTAAACTTCTCAAGTCCAAATTTCCTCCAACGGTTGGGTTAAACCACTCTGGAATCGAAGTCAAACTACATAAGTAAAAATCTCTTCCAACGGTTGGGTTAAATCCCTCTGGAATCGAATTCAAACCGCTCAAGCACAAGATTCCTCCAACGGTTGGGTTAAATCCCTCTGGAATCGAGGTGAGGCCGTTCAAGGACAAGCTTACTTCAACGGTTGGGTTAAACCCCTCTGGAATCGAATTCAGCCTGTTCAAGTACAAACTTCCATTTATTTTTTCTTCACCATAAAACTGTTTTTTAGTTAAATTGTATTTCTTGCAAA